TCTAAACTCTAATTGTACTTGTTCTTGTGCCATTAAACTAATGTGTTCTAAAATATTTTTCTGTATCGCTGCCATAATCGCAGGATTATTTCTAACCATATTAGTTGACATAAAATTTAAGTGAGCTGTAACGTGTGCTCTATGATCTTGACCAGGAAATGCTTGAAAAGGTTTGCCACCTAAAGCATTAATATGTTCTACGCTTGGATCCATTGGAGCTATTGGTGCAGGAGGTGGTAATATTTGATCTATATTTTTAACACCGATCGCCTCGTACATTTTTCTGTAAGCAGAATAAAGATTATGTATTTGTGGATTTGATTGTGCAAGTTGTAACTCTGTTTGTGCCATTGATATTCTTTGCGCCATAGAAAAAATATTTGGATCTGCAACTGGTATAATGTCTATTCTATCGTCAAAGTCTACCTGTTTAATGTTCCGTGCTCCACCGACCACGTCGTATGGATATTCTGGTGGTAAATATTGTGCAACAACTTTTGATAAAAGTTTAAATTCTTTTTTCATTCCTGCATATAATCTTTTATGTATTGCAGACATGACCCGTGATCCACGTTCCAATAATGCTATC